TGTTAAGCAAGCAAGCACAACCACAGTAACCATTGCCTACGGAACAGGGTCAACAGGTACAGATATTCTTACCATTACCCATGCTACCGCAGGTGCAGGTGTAGAAACGATGAAAGATTGGGTGCAAACTCAAATCGTAGAAGCACTGAAAACCATGTGGCAAGAAGTAGCTTATACACCTGTAACTGATGCTCCATTCGCAGTATCTGGTGTAGCAATTGCTTAATTGTTTTTAAACTCTCACACAAAAAAGGGGACTGATTAATTTCAGTCCCTTTTTTGATATATGTATTGCTTACTATACCTATTTATGTTATTCTAAAATTGTTTCTAAAAGTGCAAAAACTTCAATTCCTTCATCCGATAAGAAGTACTTGTGCATGGAATCTTCAGCACTACTACCCAATGGAATAGTAAGTATCTTCTTTTTATTTTCATCAAGATTGTAATGAACATCTTTTCCGTTTTTGACAGATAATAAACCTTGTTTGAACATCTTACCAATTTTGTTTATCTGGCTTAATGCGGGGTCATTATAGGCATTTAAAAAGTCTTCCGTATGTTGACGTGCAAATATACGAATATCGCGCTTTATTTCGCCCGTTGTCATTTCATCAACCTTTGCTTTGGTATGGATTCTAAGTATAGATTCCGCTGTTTTGCTATCTATATCTCTAGCAATTAAAATAGCTTCTTCTTCTTTATCCATTTTAATAAGGTCTTCAACTGCTTTGGCTTCGTAGTCATTCTCATAGAATATACTTCCATTGCCAGGATGCAAATAAAGGAAATATTGCAGAATAAGATTATCCTTTTTTACTTCAAGTTCCCCATTGAAAAATTCAACGTGTTCCATGATAAAATTAGCATCTTGTTCGTCAATGAAAACGGAACGCTGATTTCGACAATAACGCATGGAACGGTTAATGCCTTTTTCTTCGTCAAAAAATAAAAGTGGGTTGTTTTTTGAGTGTTTGCTATTAAGCATAAACACCAATGGCATTGCATTGCCTTTTAATTGATAAAGCCTATTTTTTTTAGGTCTTTTGATAAACTCCTCAAACGTGAGTTTTGGTTTTTCTTTTGATGATTTCATTTGATTTAATTTAAAAAGTAATAAAAAAAGGGGTACGGCATTACACCGTACCCACAATTGTTTAGTTTTGGAAAACGAAAAAGTTATTAGCTCCCAAAACGCATAAACAGCGTTCAGAAAGATAAGAAACTTTCATTTCATCGGTGTCGTTTGTTGCAACTCCACCCGCAGAACCTGTTACCCATGATTTGTAACGGCGGTCTTCAGTTTGTGATGCACGATACCTTACGTGAAGATATGGACGTGTTACGGTTTCTCCCATTACTTGGTCATATACATTCTTAGAACCTGCTGGGATTAATACGCCGTTGATACCACCATTTACAATACCACCACGCATAGTAGGGTCATTAAGGTATTTCCAATCGGATTTATAAAAATCGTAACTTCTTTTAAATCCTGTAAAACCTAAGTTTAATGCCATTGTTTCATCGTTGTCGAATAGACCCCATGATGTACCGCCTGCTCCTGTAGAGTTTTGTGCGGCAAGCATATCATCGGTGTCAAATCCGAATTGACGATTTTGAAAAATAACATTCTCTTGGATGTTCCCTTGCTTATCTAATCTTTGGATAATTGAATCCCAATCAGATAATGCTGTCGGATTACCACCTGACCATACGTTACCTCTATTTTGTACTTCATACAATAAGCCTTTAGAGCCTGCGGCAGTTGTTGCGGCAGTAGAACCAAGTACTGAATTTGTTGAAGGAGAAAGGTAAGCAAGCGCAGCAGAAGATGCAATAGCAGGCACGGCCTCAACCATTGATGTTTCAAGATAATCGTCAAAACGCTGACGAGTTTCAGATTGCGATTTCATGTACCACAAATAGCCTAAGCCTTGGTCTGTTTCAACTTCTACCCACCCAATTTGAGCCATATCAGACCCTGTTACAGAATAGTTGTCTTTTAAAACAATTGGCTTGTTGGTATAGAATGTGTTTTGCGCTTCTAACGTACCTGCCATACCTGCTGAACCTTTTTGAAATTCAGAACCATAACAAATAGAAGTAACAGTACCTGAACCGAATGGGTCGGCTGCGGCGGTTGTTAAATCATAGTATGCAACGGTAAAGGTAGTAGATGTAACGGTAGTGATAACGCCACGTTGGTATGAGCCATTAGTACCCGATAAGAATACGGTTTGGTTCACGCGATATGCTACAGTTCCCGATGCAACTGTAAACAATTGAGTACCTGAAGAAATTGCTGAAGGTGTTAATCCTTCGTATTTAATATGTAAACGACCTTGTTCTGACCATTCTACTAAATCCGAATTTGTTGGAAATTCGGCAGATGTCATACGAAGGAGTGATGCAACGGAACGATTGCCATAACGGGCAAATTCTCTTTCCGCCAAATCGGGCAAATATTGATTTGCGAATGCGAAGCTACTAATATAGTTTGTGCTAGTAGTAACTTTTGTTGCTGTGGGTGTTAATGCGTATGTTGGTGACGCAGCTACTTGTCCTGCCATTTTTGTAAATTTTAATTTTTAATTATTATTGTTTATGCGCAATCATTTCCTTTCGGACACACCCCCATTGCGCATGGGTGCTATTTACGGGTATTGGAAGGTATCCTTTGTTTGCCTGCATCTGGGTCGTCTAGCATTCGTGCTTTCATGCCACCTTGACTTGTTAATTCGGGTGCATTTCTAACTGTTCCCATATTGATATTTTTATCTCGAATTGCTTGTTCTGATATAGCATCAGCCTTGCCTTGCTCTATGAAATGTTGAGCAAATAAATCGGGATTCATTGCGACAAATAACGCTTTGTGCCATAAGGAAGCATCCTTCAAATGCCCACTTTCATCTACATGGGAGTTAATGAATGATGCAATATCCATTTGTGCTTGTTTTGTTTTTTCAGTATCATTTGGTTTAAGATTATACGTTTTATCACCTACTTTGAAATCAAAACCTTTGAAATCATTGGTAAATAATTCATTCGTTTTCTTGATAAAAACCTCTGATGCTAGTTTGTTTTTTTGCACTTGGTCATTGCGTATAGATACCTCTTGCTTCCAGCTTTCGTACATTTCTTTTTCCGTATCTGGAACATTTTGCACTTCCGACACGGTTGGTGCTTTATATTGTTCCTTTTGGCTTTCAAAATGTGCTATCGCCTTAGAAAGTTCTTTTTTCTTGGCGCGTTGTTGGCGTTTAATAGTTTCCTCGTCATCGAGGGCTTCGTCATAACCAAAACGATTTTTAATTTCATCAGCCACATCCTCCGCATTAAATTCTGGATTTTGTGATGAAATATATTCAGCCAAGAGTGTATCGGGGTTTTCCTTAGCGAAGTCACGCTGTATTTTCATAAAATCTTCAAGTCCACGACCTGTTTCCTTTTTGAATTTATAAAATTTAGCAACATCTTCGGGTAGTTCTACTTCCTTTTCAACTACTTGTGGTATAAACAATTCGTCAATAGAAGCATACCCCTTATTAAATTTTGTATTTATATGAGAAAGAACTTTGTCATTGTCGAGTTCGATTTCCGTAGATGGCGGTGGAGCTTCAGCAGGTGGTTGAGTTTGCAATTTAGCTTCCTCTTCTGCTTTTTTTAGTAATTCCTTTTCGACCTCAACTCTGTTTTGTGACGGTTCATCTTCAAGAATCCGTGCTGATAAAATTTCCATTTGATTAAATTTAAAGCAAATGTATATAACATATTTTATATAAACAATATTTTTTACCTAAATATCAACAAGTTATGTAGTTTACTTAAAGTATAACTTTAAGTATATTTGCATAAAATTTAATACTATGAAAAAATTAATTGCCATTGCATTTATCCTTGCATTATGCTCATGTAAAAAATGCTACCAATGTTTCACAACATCAATAGGGTATAGGGTTGATGGAAGTATATACGGACAGTCAACATCAGAAAGTAATTTTTGTGGTACTAATTTTGAAAAGACAAAACATGAAAAGGAAAACACCCATACTGTACCTGGACAATCTAATTCCAAGTTAGTGACACAAACTACTTGTAAAGCGGAATAAAAAATATGCCCCTTTATCTAGGGTCAAATTCATCAAGGGATATATCGCCAATATAGTCATTAGCACTTTCAAAATTACGTGATGGCAAATTCCTTTGCCTTTGTTCAATCAATTTAGACTGCTGTGTAGCTTGTATTTTGGTTCTTTCGTCCTTTGCTCTTTCTTTCTTATCCTCACGTTGCTCTACAATTGAATTTTCTGCACCAGCAAGTTGCATATTAAACTCAAATTCCTTTTCCATTAGACCGCTTTTCAGACGCGCTTCTTCCCGCATTTGCTCCATTTTTTGCTGATGCTCTTGTGATGAAAGTTGCATTTTGCCCTGTATAGTAGCTTGGTCTGTTTGCATTTTAGCTTGATTCGCTGCGTTTGCACTTTGAATATTACCTTGCGTTTGCATTTGAATATCAGCTTGCTTTTCAGCCATTCGTTGCTTATCCCTATCCTTGCGTAATTTTTTTAATAATTGATTTGCAAGTTTGGTGTTATTTACCTCACGAATATCAATGGCATCTTCTAGGTTTATATTTTCCTTTAATAATGCTTGTTGTATATTGCTTTCAAGCATTGCTTTTTCTTCTTCATCAGGGGCAACTTCTAAATATATGCCGAAATTATGCAAGTATAAATTACGAATATCATCAAGCGTAGCTACGGAGTATTTACCTATTTGCATGACAAGTTCCTCTCTGAAATCAGCATAACGCAATACATCCGCAAGTCTTAATGAAACTGCTGTCGCCATTCGTTGTGTAATTTCAAGCATACCTTGTAAAATATGTCTAGTTGCGGTAACGCTATTAACCGCAGCGAGTTTTTGCAACCCTACTAAAGCATTTGGGTCTGGATTCGAGGCATCTTTTGTAATGCCTGTACATAAACTCATTAAGTTTAAATTAGCATCTATATCGGCATCCAGTGATGCAAGTTTATTTTGCCCCGAACTTGTCTGAATTTCTTGTATTGGTATTTTACCATGATTAAGTTCGCCATCCTGTGTTTGACTTCTACCAATAACAGAACCAAATTGAAAATACATATTTAATGCTTCCGTTGCGGTTTGCACAGCACCTTTACCTAAATCAACCGCATTTACGCCATCTGCATCTATAAATACGCCATCGGGAACGAGCCTTGATTTTATTTGTTGTTTTTTAAGGAACGAGAGTTGTATTTGGTCTGCAAAAGGTATCATTCTCCTTGTAAGAGATTCAATGACACCTTTATACATACGTGGTGCAACAGCAAAATAATTAGGATATGCCATTTGCGAAGGACTTTCGGGGCGAACCATATTTTCTGCCATCTCCCATTTAAGAAGAATATTTGAACCAATTACATAAATACCTTCATACCATACATCTTTTGGGATTGTTACTTTTTCAAAATTCTCGTTTGTTTGTGGATTAAAATCGCTACCCTTTTTTATTACTTTCTCAAACCCATTACCATTTTTCTTTTTCTTATAGGTAAATTTATGTGTTGTCTTATAATTAAAATATAGTAATGTTACGGTATCTCGTTGAAATAAATCATTTACATAGTTTCGCATTATGCCATAGTAATCATAAAATGCAGAACCATATTGAGAAACCTTTTCCATTTCCTCTTTTGAAATGTCTGGTTTGATTTTATATATTTCAGTTAATGGAACACGCTTTACTTCTCCCCAATAAAACACATCATCAAATGTTCTCGATTCAGTATATGAGTAAACAACATTTTGTGGGTCAACATAGTCAAGAGTAATTCCATTGTTTTTTTGAAACTGATGTCTACCAATCCCAATCCCCAATGTAGTTAAATCATAAACTATTTTCTTTTGTGTTTCATAATACTTATTCGTATTAAACACCGTATCAATGGCACATTCTTCTGCAATTTCAATACTAGGCTTGTACTTTAATTGCATATATAAATTAAGTTCCGTTTGGTCTTCGGGTACTTCTTCTTGTGGGATGTCAAATCCGTTTACCCCAAAATCTTTTTCAATAGCAATAAGCGCATCTTTCGCATTCATATTGGCTTCTACCATATCTTGATATGCGTTCTTTTTTTCTGCGCTCATAATGTCCACCGCCTCGGCACGTACTTTGTACATTCTTTCGGATATATTATTAACCACACGGTCAACAAATGATGGCATAACTGGTACAATTGACCAATCTAGGTTAATATGCTCAAGACTTCCATTAACTGCAAATGAGTTCTTATATTTAGCAATTGGTTGCTCCCCTCTAGCGTATAATCTTAATTTATGGAAATTTAGCCATTGGTCGTAATACCTACATGAATTACCGCCTGTTTTGCTGAACCATTCCCACGAAATCGAGCGACCAATCCGCAAGCCATATTCTTCTGTTGCTTTTTCCGAATCAGGTACTAATACACTTGGAAATGTCTCTTGGTTTATTATAATTTCGGGCGGACTTGCTTTCATTTTATAGATATAGTACAAAGATATATAAATTTGTTACATAATATTAAATTTGTTATTATATTTGCAGTGCGAGATATATCAGCGGTAGATAGGTGGTCTCATAATCCATAGGTCACGGGTTCGATTCCCGTTCTCGCAACCCCACATTCGCATAATCGCCATAGGTTTCACGTGGAACTTGTGGCGTTTTTTTATTTAGTTGAAAAATGATGTTCTTGATGACACTTATGGCAAAGTGTCATTAAATCTTTTAGGTTATTTAGTTCATTGCCATGATTCTTATATGTGTCGTGGTGTATTTCTAAACGAACTTTAGATTTGCAGATTACACATTTGCCTTTATCCCTTTTTAATACTGCATTACGTACTTTTTGCCAATACTTAGTTTTTAGAAACATATCGTATGGCATCCGTTTTAATCTGTTAATTTGTTCACTCTTTTTCTTAACTTTTTTTATACTTGGCTTACCTACCCATTTACGTATTAATGCCTGTTGTTTTTTCTCTAATGCAGTTATTGGTATCATAGTATTATCTCTGATTGAAAACCCCTATTATCGTAAGTAGCCCAACTAATATTTACAGATTTTTTTACAACTTGTGGTAGGTATGAATTTTTTTGAGTTGCCATGCAAGCAAGCCCTGATGAAATAGAAGCATCATGTTTTGTACGCTTATCAATATCAAACGCAGCCCAATCTTTAAGCGTTTCATTAAATGGCATCGTTCCTATCGTATCGGGTGGTCTGTAATGCCCTTCAGAATCATAACCGACAAACTTTTCAATGTAGGTTTGTATTGCTCCAGCATGAGCTTGTTTAATATCTTCAGAGTTATTGGGTATGCCACCAATTTCGATTTCGGTAGATGACAATTGCGATTTATGCTTATCTGGTCTATTCATTGCGAATGGCCTATACCCGTTGTTTTTTAGATAGTATAAAAGTCTAGGTTTATTATTTTCTATTAATGCGGGCATACCATAAAAATGCAATGCCATTAGTACATCTTCAAAGAATATTTCTGGCGTTTCTGGTCTTGCTACATACTCTAAAAAGAAGTCATTTAATGGGGCATTGGGCAACATATGAAATCCTGTCTTGCCATGCAATGAACCCTTTGAACCACCACCACCTACAACACCTTTAATATCGTATGGGTCGCACCCAAATGCACCGATATGTTCTTGTAATGGGTATCGTAATCCATTTCTTTCCATTACTTGATTTTGAAGTTCTAATGGTGGAATCCAAGATACTAAAAACCTTCCTTTTCTATTTGGTATCCATATTACCTTGCCAAACCGAACTCCATTATACCATGCAAAATGCCCACGAACTAAATACCCTAATTCTTCATGCCCTTCATTGTAGTCTATTTGGGAGTATATTTTTTCTAGGTTGAATAATGATGATTGGCTTTCATCTCTAAATGCGTGTGAAATAGTGCGACTAAATTGACGATAAAATTCATTTAAGGCATCCGCATCTTTTTTTAATGCGTTTACCTCATTTTGCCACCATTCAATAACACCCATAGTTACCTTAACGCCATCAATTCCCATTACTGGATTCTTTGGTGACGCATCTACAATAGGCCATCCGTATTCGTCTATAAACCCTTCTAAGTTCCATTCAGTAGGTATGTATAGTGCGTATAACCCACTTTTTGTTTGCCCATTATTACTACGCTCCATTGGGTTTGAATCGTGGAACATTTTTTTATAATTCTCACCACCTTGCGATAGTTTGTTTGACGTTGACCCCATCATGCACTTACCAATGATTTTACTACCCAACCGCAAGCAGGTTTTGCGAACACGCCATGCGCTAAGAATATTACCTTCAATAACTTTACCCGCTTCATCTTCGATAAGTAATTGTAACTTTTGTGAATCGTATGAGTTATCACCCGTACTGCGCCAACTAATACTCGTATTCAATGAATCCTTGTCTTCTAGGTGGCGATTATCCATGTTCTTACGAGTAATCTTTGATGCAGGTAGGCTAAACTCAAGTTCCGTTTTGGGCTTATCCATACCTGATTGAATTGGCTTGAAAAAGAAAGGGTAATTCCAATACATATTTACCACTTTCTTTGTAAATAAGTCAGATGCGTCCTTTGCCGTCTTAGACATAATACCGATATGCCCTTCTCTTATTTGCGTTCCTATATTACAGCATTCCTCCGATGCCATAAACGAAAACCCACTACGTCTTATTTTTAAATAACACATACCAAAACATCTTGGGTCTGCCTTACACGCTTCCCAAAATATATATAGTATTCTATTTGCCTCACGAAATTCAGGTAATCCAATGTCAATTTTTGACCATTGTAGATACATATAATGACTACCTGTTATGTAAGTAGGTTCCCCTTTGTTGATAAACCAATATCCTTCTTCCCTCCTTACAAATTCTTTTTCAATGTAATCAATCCATTTAATTTTAAACTCCTTATCCTTTTTATTCCAATCGGACATTTGGCTAATTTTGGATAATTCTTTTGGGTATTCTTCAACCTCCCATTTGTCATTTTTTTTAGGGATATGCGTTGGTTTTTTAGGAAGCCCTATGTTCACTCCGTTTATACAATAGACTTCACCCAAAGTGCCATCTTTTGATATTATAACTATATCATATTGCGCATTATATCCGTACTCCCATAATTTATTTCTATTTCTATGGCCGAAAGCCTGTTTGTTTACTAAATTAGGAACAATCGTATAAAGGGGCTGTATAGTTTCTTTTAGTTCCAATGTATAATAAATTCATTTATATCGGTTATGCAATGACGAAGTTTTGGGAATAACACCATAGACTTATTATTTTCATGGGTTTCAATATATTCAACAAATGCCATGTAATCATTGTAATACAAATCCCATCTGTATTCATCAAACCATTCGCTATTTAGATTTACCATGCCTACTATTTCGTTCTGCAAAATTTGTTGTATCCTTAACCCTTTCGTCAATCGTTCCATCTTCGGCCATTTCATTTTCTTCGTGCTCCATACGTTCAAGTATAGCTAACGCATCTTCAAATGCGACACGTTTTGCTTGCGCTGCGGTTTTCATCTTTTCAGCACCTAAATCATCTCCATTGTTACCATCAAGTATCGGTTCTTCTAATACTTTAATCAATTCCTCGATAGCTGTTTTAGCCGATGCAAGCACTTTTAGTTTTAACTCCTTTATGTCCATTTTAATGTAAGATTTCGTGTGAACATTCGGTACAGCTTTTCGCCATCCACTTCAAATACATACTCACTTTCGGGTTGAAACGCAATATAGTCTCCTTCTTTTAACCCCATAGCAATCATTTCCTCATTCGGATATTTTATTTCACCTATGAGTTGCTTATCAGTAGGTTTAATGAAACAGTAAGGAGCGGGTGCTATCCATCTTCCATCATGCTCGTACATAAACCATTGGTCATCAAAGATGAAATACATATTATCCTTGAAATATGACGGACCGTTTTTGAGCCGTCCTTTCATGTCATAGTACTTTCTAAACGTATTGTGATGAACGAGTAGGGTGTCGCCAACTTGCGCGCCACCTTTATAGCTAATAGGTAATGCGATTATTTTTGCATGGCGTTGGGTTGTTTTATGGTCTTCAAGCGAAGTGCTTAATACAATCCCATTCGATACATTTGAGTACCGTTTGCCATCAATAGGGGTCGCTATGAAGAAGTGGGGGGATTGCATTAAAAGTTTATATTAAACTCAATTGATTTCGGTACTGTTGAATTAAACGATTTCCATTGCATGATTTCGCGTTCTGCATTCTCGATGTAAATCAGTAAATCCGAACCTTCATAATTTATGCAATGTATTGTATGGGTATTATTTAATACCAACTGACCTACATGATAATTCATGCCATTTTTATAGTCATTCCCTATCGTTACTTTACGAATTACCATTACTTGTAAGTTATAGTTCCGTCAGCAAGTGAAATTTCTATGTTTGTACCGTATTTTTCGTGTAACTTTTTAAACACATTGACATAATCTGCCTCTGCTTTCCGTTGCTCTTGCATCAAACGAGGTTTTGCTTCAATAACTTGTTGCTCTGTAACAAAATTATTAGCAAGGTCAATAATTACTTTTTGGCGATATTCGTGCTTATTTTTTAAGTCATCAAGCTCATTAGGTTCAATTTTACTAATTTCCATTTGATTATATTTAATTTAAGATTATTCATTTTAGTAAATGCTCCAAGTATTAGTACCAGTTTTTTTTAGCCTTTTAGAATCCCCTGTGGCTATTGTAGCCGTTCCGTATAATGTTACACCTACTGCTGGAGATACAGTTATCGTATCAGCACTTTGGTTGCACACTAATATTTCGCATCCTGTGGTAAATGCAATATTTGCATAAGTATCAATAGTAAAAGTAGCACTTCCTGAACCCGTATATGTCAAAGTTACGTTTTCAGTATTTAGTTGAAATGTATATGAGGTTACTGTTGTATTTACAATTGAACGGGGATAAACAAATGTTGAAACAGCGTCAGCTGTGAAGTTTTTTGTTGAACCGTCATTGCCACTTGTTCCTATCCATTTATCCGTAGCTATAACGGGTGAAGATGTACTGTAACTTGCTATATCGGCCATTGTTTGTAATTTATTACAAATGTAATATTATTTATTACAAAAATTAAATGTTTTATACCGTTTTTTGCTTTTTGGTAAAAATAGATAATATGGATAAAGTCAATGTACCTACTTTTAATGCCCATGTAATCCATTCATCAACCGCTTGTGATATTGGTATTGGGGCTTCATGTAGTACAGATAAAACTTGTGGCGTAAATGCCGTAAGCGAACCAATAATACCCGTCCACATAACTAAAATCGCATTAGCTTCTTTATTCCAATTTGAGATTGTAAATTTCATAATGATATTTTTTTTACAAAAATAAGTATTTTTTGTTAAAACCTACCCTATGCGTTTTTATTTCTATTTGTCCACCCTTCTAGTATTTTCTCAAAACTTTTTATTACTTTTTCAGTAAATGGACTTGCTTTAACTGATAGCGTGTCTGCAACGGGTTTAACTATTATAGGAGTTGCCCAACATATTAAGCCATAAAACAGCTTGTTGATTCCTACCCCTTCCAAACCAATTACGATAGCTAACGATGCTACAAACCACATGAATACGCTCACAATACATTGAACCTTTGTCATTCTTTTAGTGCGCCCACTCATTTGATAAATCTGATAGGCAATGCCCGCTAAAGCCGACAAAACACCGAATAAATTACGAATGATAAATTCTGCTACATCCCAAAGAAAATCGGCTATTTCGTGGTTAACTTTTTGTGGCGTTTCCATATTA